TAGCATGTCCGGGTGAATAATAACCAACCAATCCGGCGCTATTATTAGCCGAATTATCAAGCATAAAGTTAAATGTCCCTGTTGATGCAACCCTAGCAAGTGGCGATGAATCTTGAATACCATAAGTACACGTTATCGGAGTTGATCTAATAACGTCTTCTGTAATATCAGTCCATGCGCCAGATGTTCCAGCAAGCTGCATTTCTAATTTAATTGAATCTGGATAAACTTCAGGCATTTTTCACCGCGAATAGATAAGCGTCTCTAAGCGCTAAAGGAAGTCTGTTTAATTCCCGCCTCATGCCTTGAACCTCTTGCAATAGTTGTTCACTTCCTGCATTGGCGTTCTTGCCAATAGACACTTGTTCGCCTGTTGATGCTCCAATCTTAAATGTGTCATTAGGATAACCAGCAGGGACTACCATATTTAGGCCGGATGCGCCACCAGCATTAATTTCTGGTTTATCGTAAATCGAACCCCTGTTTGTGTTAGGCGCGTTGCCGTAAGTTTGATCGTAGATTGAACCCCTTGAAGTAAATGCTTTTACTTCTGGTATCCCACTAATAGCAGTTGATAATTTCTTAGTTGCCTCTGTTGCTAAATCTGCCTCTGTTGTATATCCACCAAAAACAACCTGAACACCAAGCAACGCTTGTTGTAATCCTTCAGATAATGTGGTTAGAAATCCAACAGCCTTCCCTGATTCGTTTACAGCATCAACCATTTCAGAATATCTAACATTTAAATCCGTTATTGACGGCATTGTTCCATTGGCAACACTAAGAGCAAAAGATTTATTAGAATCTTGAGCGGCGTCAACAGACCTCTTATAAGCATATGTTTTTTTTACCGCTTCATCTGTTACGACTAACCAACCGTCTATTGCGTCCATGTTTTCTACAATTGCTTGAGACCCAATTTCAAGCAACTTTCCCATTTCAGCGCCCGACTTACCAAAATTATCCATAAGAAATTTTGCTCTATCAACGCCTGGGTTTAGCCTTAAATAATTGTCTGATAGTTTTTGTATTCCTGCTACTGAAGTGTCTACGCCTTTTCTTGAAGCAGCAACTAGCGCTGTGTTTAGTTTTTCGTGAGAAACAAAAAGATCATCTGCAACATTTGCAAATTTACTATACGCCTCTGTTGACATTCCTGTTAATCTTGCGCCGTCAACCATTGATGAAACATACTCATCGTTTATTTCAAGAACTTTATTAATTGCATAATAAATATCACCAAAAACCTGTCCGGCTTTTTGTAAGACTTCCAAGCCTTGATTTATTTCGGTAAATGAAGACTTTGCGCTTTTTCCAAAGGCTACAAATTTGTTTTTAGAATCAGACAACCCTTTTTCAAGGCTTGCTGTTTTTGCGCCGATGTTATACCAAAGGCTGCCTATTTGACCCATATTACCTTGCCTTTATTTTTGCATCATCAATAGCGTTTAAGTCACTCAAATCGCCCATTGAGATTGATTTAGCGTATTCTAAAGTCCATCCGAAACGCTCACACAATGACCAATAAATAAACTCGAAAGGAGCGGGATTATCTTTACTATTAAATTTCAGGTTTAGATAAACCCGCTCACTCAGTTTTTTTCATCGGCCAACGGGCTTGATAAACGCTCAATAAAAGTATCAATAAGCCCCTGATAATCAGGGTAAGATAAATTTAGCAGCTTATCAACATCAATCCCACACACCCTAGAGAAATATAAATCTTCTTTGTCTTTAGGACATCCCGGCGTAAGCAATTCTCTATATTCTCTAACATTGATCTTGTACAAATCAAATGTAACTTCATCCCCATTTGACAAAGTAAAATCAGCCATTAGTTAGTCCCTTCTGTACGTGCGCCATTCTGTTGGAATGAAACACTAGCTACGACAACATCGGCATATGGATAGGTGAATCCTACGCCCTGGGCGATTGCGGGAATTGTGTATTTTGGTTTGGTCGTTCCGGTTCCTTCAGGTGACCAGATCAAAGTACCAACCGCGCCCTCTGTGAGAGTAGCAAAAGCAGAAGTACCACCTGCATTAGTCCCTGATTGTACAAGAGCCTCTAATGTAGCCTGACCGTCCTTAACTGCGGTTAGATAATGCTTATTACTATCCGCGCCGCTCGTTTGGTCAATCAAATCAATTGTTGGTGTATAGGATAACGTTCTCTGGTTGCCTGAAATAGTGGCAGTCCCTGAGGCGTGAATCCATTGCACATTTAGTGCCGAACCTGAATAAGAAGTTGTACTCATAAGTTAATCCTTTCGTTTAAGTACTTATATAGTATAATTTGCATATGGAAAAATTATGCGCAAGATGTAAACAAGTTTTAGATGTATCAAATTTTTATACCTCCAAAGGAAAAATTAACGGATGGTGTAAAAAGTGTTTTTGTGCTTATACCAGCGATAGGGCTAAAACCCACCCAAGAAAAAAAGAGCTTGTCAATGCCGCCAATAAAAGGTTTTATGAAAAACACAAAGAATTGTCGTATGCCAATACCGTTGAATGGAGAAATAAAAATCCAGAAAGATACAAAGAAATAACTAAAAATTATTATGAAGCCAATAAAGGCGTTATAACAAATAGGGCTAATAAATTTTATCAAGATAATAAAGATAGAATTTTGAGAGAAAGAAAAGAGTATAGAATTAATAATGTTATTTCTATTAAAGAACACAAGAAAAAATATAATAAAGAGCATAGGCAAGAAAAACAAATAAGAGAAAATTATAGGCGCGCTAAAAAAAGAAATAACGGAGGACTTTATACTGTAAAAGAATGGGTTGATCTTTGTAATAAATATGGAAACAAATGTCTTAGATGTAATGAGACCGGAATAAAGCTTACCGCCGATCATATTGTTCCAATTAGCAAGGGTGGAAATAATAATATTGAAAACATACAACCGCTTTGTGCAAGTTGCAATTCTATAAAAAACGTTCAAGTGATTGATTATAGATACTAACACCGTATTCTCCAAAAAGCCCCGGCCATGTAAACGGGTTCGCCATTACCTATATATTCTGTGTTCTCAAATTCTGCTTCTCTAGCAGTCCAAAAGTTAGTCCTACCACTTACCGATAATGTCTTACCGTGAAGTAAGTTGTCTATTTGTGTGTCAATGTTCCCAGCTTCTACTGTGCTTACTTTTGTGTAAGCGCGGATAAAATAGATAACATTCTTCGATCTGTTAGGTGTTTGGTTTTCTTCACCACCACCTTGTAAGTTGAATACGATATAAGGATATGCCGCCGTTCCTGCATTGTCTTTATAGATAGAGTTAGTACCAGCAAGTAAAGCGGTCAAGGCTGTACCCTGTTGTAATGTCGTGTAAATTGCGCTCGAAATAGCGTTCATTTTGTCAGTTCTTCCCACTCTGTACCGTTGTTATATCTTTGTACAACTTGCTCAACGGCTGGAGTTAGATAGGGTCTTTGGCCTGATTTTCTTACGTTGCCCGGTATCTCCATTGGTTCTGCATAATTTACGGACGGGCCAACGTTTGCAAATCCTTCTTGTGGAACTGGGTGTCGAATTGTTTCTACATCAGCCCGAACACTTTTAGCCTCAGAGCTTGCTTGTGCATAACCGCTTTCTTTTGATGTTTCTGTGTATGTTGAATTTCTCAAAGCCCCAAACTCAATTGGTGCAAGTTCTTTTGCTAACCCTTCAACTTGAAATGCCATCCTGCGGACTATACCATCTCGGTTAGTCCCTAAGACCTTCGCAAGTCTATCAACCTCTTTTGTATCAATTTTGATACTATCCATTAGACTTTTTCCAATTCAGCACGCACACTAACATTCCATGACCTGTCAGATCCGCTCACGGCTACGACATTATATTGATCGGATAAATAAGCGAACCTACTTCCCGGTGTAATGGTTGCGTTATAAGGAAGGGTCAAGATAGTTTTCTGGTAATTCTTGTATCCGCCACCTTGAAGGGCTTCACGGCCATTTACAACGTCTATACGGCAATCGATAGCGGTTGTACCCGCCCATCCAGGTTTAGAGCCTCCTTGACCGTCATAGATAGGTGTCCCTGACAATATAGTACCTGTATCGGGTAGCATTTCGGCTACTTGATTGCGCATAAAGGATAATTGACCGGCTGTAATTCCAGGCATTATATAGTGTCTCCGCGATAAATAGTGACTGTGTTTTGTTTACCCATGCCTCGCATTTTAGAGGCTTGGCTTTGATAAAACGGTAATAACTGACCGTTCTTTACAGAATGATTATCACTTGACCAATCAACCTGATTAGCCACGTTGGATGCTTTTCTATCCCATATTTCAGCGGCGGCGGTGTAAACGTCGTAAGTCCTGCCAGAAGCATAGAACGCAGTCCCGGCGGTGTCACTTGCGAATGTAACAACTCCACGGGTGTAATCAACTGAATATAAAGCGGTTCCAACAGCCGAACCACCTGCGGTCTGCAAATAGAATACCGTTCCTGATTCAATATACGGTTCGGTGCGAAATTCCTTATAAACCACAGACCCTACAGCTTGCTCAGGTTCTACATACATTGGTTCATATTGAAAATCGCGCCTGTTGTTATCTAATGCAGTTTGGATATGGTCATCTGTAAAATACGACACAGTTCCAACGGTAAACTCGCCCGTTCCCGCGTTTGATAACTCTCTGACTGTTTGAACTAAATCACTCATTCCAGTTCGCATATTTACACCCTATATTTTATGTGGTCGGTATACAAAGTTTGTTTCATCAATGCAAATCTTTTGTTATTAGGTGTTACTCCGTGCCAGCCTATGATTACTGGATTTTCACACATATTCACGTTTACGGTTGCGTTATATTTGTCATCCATTTTGAAAACTAAATCAGATTCTTTTGCTAGTTTATTGAATGAACCCTGCTCAACCCATCTCTGTTCACCAGGAAAAGAGTCCCACCACTTTTTCAAAAACGATAAAACACCTTCACCGTTTTTTACAAATGTCACACCTACGTTTAGATGAGTTGGAATTTGATATTCTTTTATAAAGTTTTTTGTGTCATGTTCACAGCAACCGATATATTTATCAGTGAAGGCGCTTCGTAAGTCCGTACTAAAATCCACAATAGCCGCGTCTGTGTCAATCCAGAATACATACTCGTATCCTTTTTCTATGCAGTCAATCATCATTTTTATCTTTGACCAACCGCCCGTCCTTACGTCTCTATCTGTGTAATCCCCAAAGAAAGGTAAGTAATCCATCTTATGACTAAGGGCATAAGCTGCGTGTCGGTTCATTGTCAGTCTTAGCATGTCAGTAAAGACGTGGTTTAGATCAGGCTCGTATGCGTGTTGAATGATTATTCCGTTATTCATTTCAACCCCTTTTCGATGTCTGCTAAAACGGGTTTCCAATATTGATCGTAAACAATTTCAACATCATATTGTAATGCGCCTTTTCTAGCTTTTTCTCTTGATGATGGATGTAAATACTCTAAGTTTAGTTTTCGCTCAATCGCTTCAACTTTCGGCATATACATATAACTAGCCTGTGGGGTATAGAAAGGTGTCGCGTCCTTTACGTCAATCTTGTGACCTGAAAAACACAATTCTGACATTGATGTCCAATCGCCTACGATAACAGGAACCCCGCACGCTTGCGCCTCGATAATAGGAATTCCGAACCCCTCACCCATTGAAGCCAATAAGAACACATCCATTGAACTATATAAATCTCGCATGAATTCAATTGGTGCGCCGGCAAATGAGAAATAAGGGTCTGTAAAGATAACATCCTTGCCAATTTCTAATCCATTCTGTGCGCATAATTCCCTAAAATGAACAACGTTATCCATGCCTTGCCCGTCATGTGTGTGCAAAAGATAGATAGCGTTAGGGTGTTTTTGTTTGAATAGAGTAAAGGCTGAAATCATTTCAACAAAGGACTTCCGCGAAGGATTAGAACCTTTGTTCATTGCAACCGTACCTATGATATATGCGTCCTTTGGGAGTTGAAGTCTTTCACGTGCTTCTTGTTTATTCATCGGATAATATTGTTTTGTGTCAATTGCGTGCGGGACATAGTAACAATCTAACCCGGCCTCATTCGATTTTTGTACCCCGTATTTACTCATTGCTATTCTTTTATAAGCGGATGCTAGTCGTTCTCTAACTAACGGTGGCATTGGATTACTATCTACAGGATAATAAGCTATCCACTTAAACCCGTGTGGTATTCTATCTGGTTCCATTACCCATGCATCTGTAAGACTAAACATGATGTTAGTCCCGAACCTTCGGGTATGTTCCCAACAAATGTCTTGTCCATAGGGATGTAATGCTTGCGGAAAAACTTGAATACCGTTGATATTCAGGATGTTACCAGTTAGGCCACAATAAGCGATTAAAGCAGGATCGTGACCGTCTGCTTTCATTTTTGGAAGAAATAAGGCAGTTTGCACCCCATAACCGCTGCCCCACCAACTTGCATTTGAGAGCCAAGTATAACGCATGATTCCCTTTCACGTGATCCCGAAAGCTGCCTGGCAGGGTTGGGATATGACCTTTTCGCGTCTAGTCGCTATCCAGGCAGTTTGTTTATTTACCGACCCATCACGGCGTTGAGACCAAGAGCCAAAACATGTGATGTCGCATTTACGGCAGTT